AGAATATTAGCTAGTTCAGCTTCTGCATCTAGACCATGAATTGCTTTAAGGTCTTGAGCAAGTTCCATTGTGTACTCAGCTTTTAGAGCTCTTGACTTAGCAGTAACTGTTGATTTCTCAATAGTAAATGCCATTTCACCAAATGTGCCGTCTCCTGAACCACCAACACCAAGTCTCTCAGCAGCAGCAGTAGCGATACCGATACCTGTTCCACCGATTGTGTCTTCGTCTGAAAGTGTGTTATTAGAGCCTGTAGCGTCTGTAACACCTTCAAGACCAGTAACTAATGCATTGTGAGCACCAGCACCTGAAAAGTCAGTATCTGCTTCATTAAATAGAGCTTCAGCACCAGCTTGTGAGCCGTACTTTGATTTCATTGCAAAGATAAGTCCTGTAGGACCAGTCATAGGCTGAACACCTGCGATATCATATGCAATAAGGTTAGGCATTGCTCTTCTAACTAGTGAAATCAAGACAGGATCGAATTTTCCGATATTATTAGGAGCAGAACCAGAGCCAATGTTGTTGGCTGCAGCTGCTTCTGAAATCATATTTCCTTGTACCTGTGCTGATTCTTCTCTTAGAGCAATTTCCTGGTTTTCTAACAATCTAGCTGTAACAGCTTTCTTGTAACGGTCCTGAATTTCAGGAGCACTGTTGTGCTCTAAAACTGGACCCCATTTTTCGATTAATTGTGAATCTGCGTTAAACATTTTTAGTTTCCCCTATATGTTTAGATTATTTATTAAATTTAGTGATAGCTTGTGTGTATCTAGCCATTGTGTCAGATACGTCAACTGGTGACTCATCATGTCCAATGATACTTTCTACTTCATCAACTGATTCTGTAATATCTTTTTTGAAGTATGATTCTTTAACAGTTTTAACTTTCATTTCAAAAGTTTCTTTGTTATCGAAATCAATATCTTCTACTAAAGATGCTAATTTCTCAGCCTCTGTTTCAGCAAGCCCTGAAGATTGTTCTCTAACTACTTCATTTCTTTCCAAGTCGGAAACAGATTCAGTAAGTTTGATATTATCTTCGGTTGATTTGTTTAGGCTCTCTTCAAGTTCAGTAACCTGAGCAGATAATTCATCTACTAGATCAACTTTACTATCAGGAACTTCAACGTAATGTTCTGCGAACACTCTTTGTAGTGAAGTCATAAACTCTTCAGCAATTTCAGTTCTAAGACCGTTATTGATAGATAGTTCATTTTCTTTCATCCAATTTTCAACTACATAGTTCAAGTAGGAATCTACTTTTTCTACAAGTGAAGTTTGAACTTCAGTTACTTCTTCTTCCAAATTGTGAGCATATTCAGCTTCGAGTCTTTCAACCTCTTGAGTGAGCTTAGAAGTTAGTACCGCTTCAAAAATTGCACCAGCTTTTCCTTTAAAATTATCGGATAGTGTTGCTTCTTCTGAAATTAGTGCGTCTAAATCTTCGTCAAAATCAATGCTTTCTACCTTAGCTTTAACAACTTCACCGTGTTTTTGATCGGCGCCTTTGCCTGCAGGTACTGGCATTTTCTTAACTTTCTTCTGAGCATCATCAACAGACTTGATAGAATCTTCTTCTGAAGTCTCATCTACTTTAGCCATTTTAGCATAAAGTTTTTGAGCGTCTTCTTTTCTAGCTTTCTTCAACATTTCAACAGCAGCTTGAATGACTCCGGCTTTAGTTTTCGGAACATTTACGGAAGGAGTTTCCTCTTTAACTTCCTCTTCATCTTCTTCAACTTCGTCTTCGTCTTTCCCTTCAACAAGAGAATCCTCGTCTAAAACAATCTCATCATTCTCAACGAGCTCTTCATTCTGCTCTTCTTGTATGTCTTCGATAGCGTTTATATCGTCGATTGACATAGCTTTCTCCTATAGTTTAGAGTTTAATTTAGAGAGGAAATTTTTAAAAGCCCTAATTTCAGTGTCAGGTGACGCTAATTTCGATTCTTTTATTTCAGTCTCAATTGATTCAATTTCTTGTGCAACCAGAATACCATTATTCCAGACCCAATCTACCCCCTCCATGATGCCATTTACAAAGGCTTCAGGAGCGGATGGATCTTGAACAATGTCAACGGTTGATAGCATAAAATCGCCACCAACATGTTGAACGCCCTGTTTTTGTACAAGAGTTCCCATACCACGACTAGAGACACCTAACTTTACACCACCTTCTAATAATCCTTCAACTATTTTTCCCATAGGGGTTTGCAGTATAGATGCCTTTCCCACAACGTCATTACCTTCCCATCTAAGGTCAGTA